GAAAGCTCAGGCTGGCAAAATCGCGCAAGACTTAGGGTTTCAAAAAGTGGGTTCGTTTCGTTTAATCCCACAAAATCAGGCACTTAGGATATGACTATCGCAAATTTAACAGAAACTGAACAGCAGGAAAGTCTCCCTGGGATAGAATCTCTTGAAAGATTGTTTTCTCAGGTCATGACTTCTGCAGTCCCCACGAAATTGATATCTCAGGCCTATGGCTGGGACATCCGCACTATCCAGCTCTGGGCCAAGGACAAAGTCATTACGCCGGATAAAAATGGATATTACATTTTCGCGGATGTCGTCAGCAACGTCGATCATTGGCGCGTCAACGTCATCAATCGCAAGATGGGAGAAGAAGGTTCTCTCAAAGCGAAGCGTGAAATGGAGAAACTTGACGAGCAGGTCCGGCAATTGAAACTTGAAAATTTAAAACTCGAAGGCAAATTACGCGATGTAGATAAGGTCCAGCGGGTTGCTTTCTCCCGTGCAAGACGCGAGGCCGAGATGCTAAACAGTCTCCCCTCGAGACTAAAGTCGATCCTTGCGGCGGAGACCGATGAATTCAAGATCGGACAGCTGCTGCAGGCGGAGATAAATCACATAACGGGCGAAACAATAAAGGCGAGCACGGAGCAATGGTAACCGATCAGGCCGTGACAGCTGCAGTATGTGATTCCACATGTCCTTCGTACTCGCAGACGTGTGCGGCAACGTGTGCTGAATATCATACTTACAATGCAGCCTATAACGAGGGCCTGATGCCAGCACCGCAGATCCACGTCTCCGATTTCGCGGACGCCGAATTCATCATCCCCAAAAAGGGCAACAAAGAGCCCGGCCCCTGGCGCACATCGCGGACGCCATACCTCAGGGAGATCCTGGACAACCTCGGACCCATGCTCAATGTCCAATATACCCGCGTTGTGAAAGGCACCCAGCTCGGGTTCACATACGCTTATCTCGTGCTCTTCGCCTTTATCGTCAAGTACTGCCCGACAAATGTCCTCATGTTGATGCCGACTATCCTTTCAGCAAAGCGCCTCAGCACCGGCAAGGTCAAGCCCGTCATCGAAGAGAACCCGGGGATTTTCAAAGGCAAGGTCCGAGATCCGCGCGACAAGGCTGGCGGCAACGAGATGTATCAGAAAGAGTTTCCTGGCGGAGAACTTTACATTATCGGATCAAACAGCGCCGCCACATTGTCGTCATTCACGGCTAAGGTCGTAATCCGTGACGAGAAAGACAGATACACTCCCGACGTCGAGGGCGAAGGCGATCCCGGAGAGCTCGCCGAGAACAGGGCCGACACATACGGCGATGACGCCAAGTATTACGACCTCAGCTCCCCGACTGACATGAACAGTCCAATATGGGATGACTTTCTGGATTCCGATCGGCGTTATTTCAATGTTCCCTGTCCGAATTGCGGCATCAAGCAAGCCCTCCTCTGGGAGAACATCGTTTACGAGCACGAAGATTATCGTCTCACGAGCGAAGTTGCCTATCGCTGTGAGCATTGCCGCACCCTCATTGCAGAGCATAACAAGACGCGGATGTTGGACAATGGCGAATGGATACCCACAAACCCAGGGCACGAGAAGCGCGGATATCACCTGTCGTCTCTTTACAGTCCCCTCGGCTGGCTGTCCTGGAAGAAGATCGTCAAGGAATATCTTCTCGCAATAAAAACGCAGGACCAGGCCAAGCTCAAAAAGTTCTGGAACACGCGTTTGGCTCTCAGATGGAACGATGAAGAACAGCCGCTCATCGATGAAAGCAAGCTTATAGCAAGGCGCGAGCAATACGGCCCGGACATTCCCATAGCCGGTCTCATCCTCACTGCAACGGTTGACGTTCAGGCCAGCCCTGCCCGCCTCGAGGTAGAGATCAAAGCGCATGGGATGGACGAAGAGAAATGGACAATCGATTACCACATCATCGACGGCAATGCGGACAAAAAGGAGACCTGGCAAGCGCTGGCCGAGTACCTCTGGAACACAAAGAGATACCACGCGTGCGGGGCCCCGCTGCCGATATCTCTGACCCTAATAGATTCCGGCCATGCCTCGCAGCACGTTTATGACTTTGTACGTGAATACCGCAAGCATAGAGTCTTCTGCACCAAGGGCTCGCAATTTCCGGGGAAACCGATCTTCGAACGCGCGAGCCGCAGCAAGAAAGGCACAAAGAGCAACAAGGTAGACTTCTTCATCGGCACGGATACTGCGAAGGACACAGTATATTCCAGGCTGAATGTGGAGAGGAAAGAGATTATTGACACTGAAACTTTCGCCCAGCTCACGGACAAGCCGGTTTTGCGGTATCCCTACTACATGCATTTCAACGAGAGCTGCGATGAAGAGTATTTTGCCCAGCTTGTCGCCGAACGGCCGGAGAAAGTGAAGAGAGGCCGGCGCTATGTACGTCAATATGTCCAGATCCGCGAGCGCAATGAAGCCTTGGATCTTAACGTGCTGCATCTTGCGGCCATACACATTTTAAAACCCAACTGGAAGAGAATCATAGCGAAGCTTGCACAGCAAAAAGTATCCCCTGAGGCAGTGAGATATGATAGCAAATCAGATCTTCAACCAATGCCCATTGTAAGAGAAGAATATTATGCGCCGCCCGTAAATACACAGCGGCCCACGAGACGCAGAGTTATATCAAGCGGGGTGAGCTTATGAACGCGAAGGCTGTCAAGAAAGTCAGGAAGATAACGAAGCGGGTAATGAAGAGAGATTTTGAGGAGATGGTATTCGAGGCGCTGGGATTATCTTTTAAGTTGAGAGTAAAGCTTGCTATTAAATTATTAATGGGAAATCGGAGATGTAGTGACTGAACAGAACATGGATATACTCTTTGCTGCGTTGCCAAATAAGCCGTTGCTTCGTATAGATGAAGTGGCGGCTTTCTTCAGTATCTCCAAACGTACCGTATATAGGTGGTATCCAAATTTTCTCGATGGAACACAAATAAATGGTGTCACGTTCATCTATCGACAATCAGTAATAGAGCTGGTTCTAAAAAACAACGGCAAGAAAAAGAATGAAGAAATGCCGGAAGAAATCGATAGAAAAATAAAAAAGGGCAACAGAAGAGTATTATCAGCGGGATTGTAAATATATGATATAATGGATGGGAGAGATTATGAAAAAGAAAACTTTAGAATTCACTCTTAAGGCCGAAGATTTAAACAAGATGTTCTCGGGTATTCCCTTAAAATGTACAGATTGCAAGTGTGGCTTATTAGAACAAAAGCTGGACTGTAAGCTATGTAAAGGTTCAATGCTTATGTGTCCTAAATGTTTTAAAGTTCAATGGATGTCAGTATCAGGTGATCTCATTTCTTATCTGAAAGATGCAATCGCTGAATCCATTATGTCCGAAGAGTCTTCATCACTTACTAAGAAGGACGTGGCTGAAATTAAAAAAATTGCATCTAAAGCATTCCCTGATTTAATTAGTAAACAGTCGAAAAAATTGAAGAGGCTATAATGGGACAATGGTCGGAACCGTATAAAGAAACAAGAGATTATAAAACAAAGGACGGGAGAGATTATCAGGTAATACATATATACATATATATGTCGATCATTTCTCTTCTCGACCATTTCAACCCCCGTCGACAGGAGCTCCTCCGCTATAGAGATCCGTTTTTAATTCTGTCGTAAAAAAAATAGTGTGACAACTGGTATGTTTTGATACATTTCGTGCTGTTTTGAACATTCCCCTGCACCCCCCTCCGCCCTTAAAATTGTTGCATGGCAGGAATAACAGCAGATCAGGCTGAAACAAGACTCCAAGAATACCTCAACGCAGAATCCGCCGTACTCTCCGGGCAATCATGCACAATCAACGGTCGAATGCTTACAATGGCTAACCTCGCGGAGATCCAGAAGGGCATCGAGATCTGGAACCGCAGGGCCCAGAAGCTCTCGCGTGGCGGACTCAGTATGAAATTCGGGACGCCCGCATGAAGACAACCGTCCGTGTAGGCCGCGAAGATATTACCATCAGCGAAAACATCGTCGATAAGGCAATCCGTTTTTTCGATCCCATAAAAGCAAACAGGCGCTTCCGGTCCCGTGTGAGCATGGCGCTTGCAGGTGCTTATATCGGCGCGTCAACCAGCCGGCGTCAGACATTGCTCTGGAGAACGAGCGCCGGTGATCCCGATTCAGATATTCTGACCGACCTCCCGAAGTTGCGTGAGCGGTCCCGCGATCTTGTAAGAAATACACCGCTTGCCACCGGCGCAATTAATACGACCGTAACCAATGTGGTCGGCACCGGCCTAAAACTCCAGTCAAGGCTCGACAGGGACACTCTCAATCTCACCGAAGAGCAGGCGGACGCCTGGGAGAAGAATACCGAACGTGAATTCCGCCTCTGGGCCAAGTACTGCGATGCCGCGCGGACGTTAAACTTTACCGCTATTCAGGAACTCGTATTTCGACAGACCCTTGAGAACGGGGACATCTTTACACTTCTCCCGCGCCAACAACGCAATGGCTCACCATACAGCTTAAAATTACAGCTCATCGAAGCCGACCGCGTCTGTAATCCGGATGGTAAACAGGACAGTCCGACACTTGCTGGTGGCGTAGAAAAAGACGAGCTCGGCGCTCCTGTCAGCTATCACATCCTCAAACAGCATCCGGGAAATCCCTACGCAAAACAGCGCGAGTGGACAGCTGTGAACGTCTTTGGCGATAAGACCGGCCTGAGAAACTGCATACATAATTATAAAGTGCTGCGCCCAGGGCAAACTCGCGGCGTGCCATATCTGGCACCGGTCATCGAGTCCCTGAAACAGATTGACAAATACACCGAGTCCGAGATCATGGCCGCCGTAATTTCCGCTATGCTCACGGTTTTCATAAAGTCTGAGACAGGCGAGCTCGGCCTTGATACAAGTGACACACAAAATGAGACACAGTCAAAAAGCTCCGACACTGATATGAAACTCGGCGCCGGCGCAATCCTCGGCCTGGCCCCAGGCGAAGATGTAGAGGTCGTCAACCCTCTCCGCCCGAATGCGGGCTTTGATGATTTCGTAATGTCGATCCTCAGACAGATCGGCGTGGCGCTGGAATTGCCGTTTGAGATACTGATCAAACACTTTACCGCATCTTATTCCGCAGCCCGAGCTGCTTTACTTGAAGCCTGGAAGTTCTTCAACTCCCGCCGCCAGTGGCTGGCAGAGAACTTCTGCCAGGTAGTTTATGAGATCTGGCTTTACGAAGCCGTGGCAATCGGCAGGATAGCGGCCCCGGGATTCTTTACGGATCCGATTATTCACGAAGCCTACAGCGGCGCGGAATGGATAGGACCGGCCCGAGGACAGATTGACGAACTTAAAGAGGTCAACGCCGCTATAAAACGTATGAAAAGCGGATTGTCGACACTGCAGCGCGAAACTGCCGAGATGACAGGCGGCGACTGGGAGACTAATCACCCGCAGCAGGTTAAGGAATATAAAAAGCGGAAAGCCGACGGTCTCATTATCGAGGAGGAAGTGGTGATTGATAAAGTCCCTCAGGACGATAAAGAAAGCGATAAACCAGATACGGAGGAAGAATGAGGATCAGTGACATCATAAACGGTCCGTGGGCAATTACACCCGAGATGCTGAATGAAATACGGTCTATCTACGCTAAGCATCTGCGCGGCGAGAAGATTAACATAGCGGAGATCGAGGCCCGCACCGGCAAGAAACTGGAGAACAAGCCCCAGTCCTATGACATCATCAACGGCTCCGCAATTATTCCCATTGAAGGCGTTATCGCAAAGAAGATGAACCTGTTCATGCAGATCTCCGGCGGCGCATCAACGCAGCTGATAGAACGCGACATACGTGAGGCCCTAAATAACAGCGAGGTCGATCAGATAATTCTTTACATCGACTCTCCTGGCGGCACAGTGGATGGCACTTTCGAGCTTGCAAATTTCATCTTTGAGAATCGCGGCAAGAAACCGATCATCTCATATACTGACGGAATGATGCATTCAGCGGCATACGCGATAGGCGCGGCCTCCGACCGCATTTATATATCCGGCGATACGGCGGCCCTTGGCTCTATCGGCGTCGTGACCGCGCACGAAGATATCTCCAAATACGAGGAGAGAATGGGCATCAAAACTACGGAGATCTACGCCGGTAAATATAAACGCATTGCCTCCGAGTACTCCCCATTGAGCATCGAGGGCTTTGCGACGATAAAGGAGCGTATCGACTATCTGTATTCGATCTTTGTCAATACCGTAGCGAAGTTCAGGGGCGTCTCTGCTGAAGAAGTGCTCACTAAAATGTCAACAGATGTTAAGCCCTACTTCATCGGGCAGCAGGCAATAGCAGCCGGTCTCGCCGACGGTGTTTCGACGCTTGACAGGCTGATCAACGATAAACCCCCTGCCGGTAGCGCAGGGAAAAACAAACAAACAAGAATGGAGGTCAAAGTTATGACAAAAGAAGAACTCAAAGCGCAGCATCCCGACATATACAATGCGGTTGTCGAGGAAGGCCGCTTATCCGGACACGCAGCCGGTATTGCAGAAGGCATTGAGAAAGGCCGCAAGGAAGGCGCCACAGCAGAGACGGCCAGGGTGGCCGCAGTAAAAGCTCAGCTCATCTCCGGCCACGAGGCCCTTATCGAAACTCTCATGTTCGACGGTGTGACGACAGGAGAGCAGGCAGCCGTCAAGATCCTCGCGGCTGAGAAGACTCTCAGAACCACTAAGGTGGAAGATCTGAAAGCCGATGCCGCCGCAGCAGGCAAGATCCCGGCTGATGACGCTTCCATTGCCGCAGCAGCAGTAAAGGATTTCGACGCCCTGGTCAATGACTACATGACAGCGAAAAAATGCAGCAAGGCGGTTGCCATGTCTGCAATTGCAAAGAGCAATCCGGCTGAACACGCCGCCTGGCTCACAAAAATCAACACAAAGAAATAAAGGAGGTATAACCCATGTATAACAAAGGAATCAGCACATTCACCGCAAATGGGGCAATCGGTGAGAAGATCAGAGTAAAGCTCACAGCTGGGTCTACTACAACCCCGCCCCAGGTTGAAGTCGCCGGACTCGGCGAGCAGCATATAGGCATAACGGAATATGCCGTCGCAACAGGCGAACCTGTAGCCGTCAAGCTACGGACCTATCCCGGAACTCACGAGATGATCGCTTCAAAAACAATCGCCATTGCTACGGTAGTTTACGGAGCCGCATCCGGAAAGATTTCCGATGCATCCAGCGGGTCCGCCATCGGCATAACCAGAAAGGCCGCATCAGGGGATGGCTCTATTGTGGAGATCATACCGTTCAACGTGCTTTCTACAACAGCTGGTACGGTTTCCATAGCAGACGCCGGGACCTTCACCGCAGCAGCGACCGTTGAAGCCGCCCTGCAGGAAATCTACCAGAATTTACTTACCATTCAGGGCTCAGTCCCTGTGCCGCTTGCGGCAATCACAAGAGAAGACGGGACCGCACTCACAACTCAGGCAACAACCGTCGCAGGCTTTTCTCAGATTGCAAACAAGGAACTCGTTATAAACATACCTGTCAACTGTACGGCGGGCGAGGCCCTTGCGTTCAGCGTTCCTTTGCCACTGGATTGTGACATCACAAAGGACATCTCAATCAACGTCCTCATCGGCAAAGACGCAAACCTGGACGCGCTTACGCTCGACTGCGAAGTATTTCCGGTCGGCGCCGGAGATGTTGCAAATGCAGACATACAGGATACCGCAGCACAGGCTATTGTGGCAGCGGTAACAGAACTCGCATTTGTATGCGGGGCGGATGGACTGCTTCCGAACCCCAGCGCAATTACGGCAGTATTGACGCTCGGCGGGACCAATGACGGCGATGCTGTCTACATCTATGGCGCATATGTCAAATATGCCAAGAAAATCTTAACGAGTTAAGAAGGAGGATATAGAAAATGCAACCAACTGACATCACCGCTGTAAACAGGCCCGACCTCGGCGCCATAGCATATGAGTATATGCTTGAAGCCGATCAGCGCGGCTTCATCGCGCTCTTGCTGTTGCCGATATTTGAGGTCATGCAGCAGTCGGCGCAGTATCCCATAATCCCGCTCGAATCGCTGCTCAAACTGGAAGAGACATCCAGGGCGGCACGCGGAAAGTATAACCGTTCGGATTATAAATTCGACTTCGGCAATTACAGTTGTAAGGAAAACGGCTGGGAAGAAGTGGTAGACGACCGAGAGGCCGCGCTTTATGCCCGCTATTTCGACGCAGAAGAAGTTGCGACAAAAAGGGCAATTGATATCATTCTCAGAGGTCAGGAAGCCCGCGTAGCCGCAAAGGTATTCAATGTCTCCAATATCACCGCAACTGCCGACGTTAGCATCGCATGGAATACCCCTTCAACTGCAGTGCCACGGGCAAATATTTATGCAGCCAAAATGGCCCTGCGAGCTGCAACCGGTATTGAACCGAACATAGGAGCCTGCAGTAAAAAAGTATTTGATACCGTAATGCTCACCGCAGAGATCCGCGATGCGCTCAAATATACCAATCCGATTGAAATCGGAGGTTATGAGGCACAGAGAAGGATCCTCGCGCAATATTTCGGCTTAGACAATATCCTTGTCGGCGGTGCCATGAAAGATAGTGCTGATAAGGGTATTGCGGCATCGCTTGCCGATATCTGGGACGATGAGTATTTCGGTTTGTTCCGCGTATCAACCGGAGGCCCGGATCTCCGTGAGCCTTGCCTCGGAAGAACATTCCTCTGGACTGGTCAAAGCCCTCAGAATATCGTCACTGAAAGCTATCGTGACGAAACCGTAAGGGGCACCGTCATCAGGGTTCGCCAGGACACCGATGAAGCCTTTGTGTTCACCGGCGCCGGATACTTGCTCGGCAACATAATTCACCCATAACAAATAAGGCCCTTAACCCCCTCTTAAACTAAGAGGGGGTTAAGGGTGAAAAAGGAATTTATGAAAATACGCATAACAAAAAACACGATCATGGGCTTCAGAATAGTGCACGCAGATGACATTTATGAAGTCCCTACGGAGATCTCCCACGATGAGCTGAAGCAGCTCAAAGCGCTGGGGAACGTAGAAGAAGTAAAAAAAGACAGAACTGCCGCACCAGGTAATGAGGGCAATGACGAATGACGTCGATCCTCGATAATCTCGATGTCTTCTTCACTCGCTTCGGCGTCGAAGCGACATTCGACATGGGGCCGGTCACAGTCATCTTTGATAATAATTTCCTGGTAGCCCTGGAGGGTGTCGAGACCTCGACTCCGGCAGCTACGATCAAGACTTCAGAAGTCCTCGATCTCGGTATGAAGCACAAAGACCAGATCACGATTAATGAAATACCCTACCAGATCACCGGCATACAACATGATGGTACCGGGATGACGGTTTTACTGCTGGAGAATATCGAATGAGCAGGCGGCAGGACATTGTTGACCTGATTAATCTCCGGTTTGCAGCCATTACCGTTGCGAACGAGTATAACACAGACATCGGCCCGAATATTACCGAATGGAAGACGGACGACTTCCCTGAAGGGGATCTCCCCGGCGGTACCTGGAAGGATGCAGACGTTACCGTATCGCAGCCGGAAAAGCAAAACGCCCATGAACATACGATAGACATTATCTTTACCGGATACTGTAAAGCGGCGGCTGAAGAGGTAGCAGAGTTGGCCAGAGAAATCATTGAGGACGTGCATAAAGCAATCGGCGTGGATCCGCTCTGGAATGCCAAAGCGATCCGCACGGTACCAGGGAAGAACCTGATCGAAATCGAACAGGACAATAAGACCATTGCGCGGGTGACGGTAAACTTTTCAATTATCTACGTCACAAAGCCATGGGTGATATAAAAGGAGAGTGACATGAACACATTATTGGTAATCGTAATCGCAGTTGCGGCTTTTGTAGCGGGAGTTTTGGTCGGTAGGGCTAACCCAAAGAAGGCAGACAAATTAGCAGCTATGGCAGAAGATCTGAAGAATAAAGCGCAGGATCAGTTTCAGGGGAAATAATCTGCCG